GGACGCCAACGACACCAACAAGCGGAACCACAAGTCTGCCGCTGGGAAGCGGCAGTCGTCCTCCACTCAGCATAAAAAGAAAAAGGGTGATAAAGAAGGTAAGGCAGTGGATGCCAAACCAGAAACAAACCAGGGCGATGCTGACGACCCTGGCAAAAAGATCAATCCATGGAAAGTCATGGATTTGGTGAATAAGCAGGACCTCTCTAAGGCTTTGGAGAGTGTACAAAGATATCATTCATCTTATTCCCAGTGGATCAAGCTCATAGTCGAGGAAGTTCCGGCTGTGCGCAAATTCAAGGCCAAGTTCTTGAACACCAAACTGTTGGTCAACTTCTCCAGCGTTCACTGCCCGAGACCCAAATTTGAGGTTTTAGGGGGCTATGACTTGTATAAGGATATAGATCGCTGGCAAAATGTGGACCCCACCTCACAGTATAATCGGTTTTACTGCCTCAACAAAGGGTACAGTCCAGTGGCTGATCCTTTTGTGGGTTTTGACGCCGACTGGGAGTGGAGGCAGGCCCCCGTGACTCAGCAGCGTGTTCAGGAGTTTCTGAAGCTAGCGACCTCTAGCTATTACCCCCTCCCTGTCGTTGGAAAAGAGCTCTACGCCGAGAAAGTCATTTATGACAACACGGTCAAGAAGCGCCTTTCCGCGGCCAAGGTTATCACCCGATGGGCCAAACAGAAACTTGGCCCAAAATTTTGGGTCGAAGAGGAGGTCCCAGTTCGCATCGACGAACCTTTCAAGTGGTTGATTCTGCTTGGGGTGATGTCTTTAGTCTGGATGGTCCTGATGGTCCTATTCGTGGAGGGCTTCATCAGTTGGTGGGCGTGGATCTTGTCAGAGTTCGCGTCCTACTTTTTGGCGGCATTGGCAATGCTCGCCACCTACGTCTGGTGGAACGGCACATCGCCGTATACCGCCTTGACCACCCTCGGTACGTCCACACGTATCATGTATGAAGGTTACAATAACTTCGACATGGTGGATGTCCGCTTCCGTCGCAAGGATTTGCTCGCTGGGTATTTCTTCAACTCGAAGAGAACAGTGCGCTACCCGAGATGGATGCTCGCCGTAGTGGCCAAAAGGTTGGCTTCCTATAACTCAGGGCCTACCATTCCGGGCAACGTCAGAACAGTGCTGAGTGACGACAGCTACTGGCCGAAGATGGGTTCATCTGCTGCTACTCTTAGATGGAAGAAGTACGTCGATGACTGTGGGATACATTATGCTCACATTAAAAACCTAGATGACTTGGCGGTCAAAAGATCAAGTATGACAGTCGCC